TCAGGTTCTGAGGGTAAATGAAATTAATACAAATGAACGCCTCCGGTCGGGGGCGTTTTTTTTAGACGGAGTATCAGCATAGCTTCCATAAGTCTTTGGGATCTTGCCTACTAAGCCTTTGCGATTTCTGCGTAAACTCATGTCTTCCATCACAAGATGGTAAGTTAAAATGGAAAGTTTCCTGAATTGTATAGGGGTAAAAACGAAGTGTACCAAAGATAATTAACAAAAAAAGCCGAAAAAGCCCGATTTTAAAGGGTTTAGAAGCCTTTGGAAAGATTTGCTATCGAAAACCAAATGTGCATTTATAGCCATCTTATGACCGAAAACATAGGCTTTAACTGACTTTTAATGCCTCTAAATATACATAAGGCTCCCAAAAGGGCCAAAACACCTTTAAATACCCGTAAAACGGGCGTTTTTCATTTATCTGTAAGCTATTGCAATCGGCTATTTACAACCCACAATTATTCTGATTACGAGTACTCCATTAGTCCGGGATTTTCAATAAAAATGCAGTTGGGCGTACAGTTGGGCATACAGTTGGGCATACGAAAACCAATATTTCGGGCATCGAAACAACCGAAAAAATGACACAAAAAAAGGCAAAAACAACCAAAAACGACACGAAAATACAGGGTAAAGGATTTTGTAATTATATAATAACATGCTTGTTTACTTAGGTTTTGGCATAGGTAAGGCCCCGAAACGTGTGTGAGCGCTGTACAAATGGTGTGCGCATGCACGCAAGTGAGTGCGTGTGGTATGACACTTTGCGCGTGCACTACATAAGCACTGTATCTTGCGTATAAAGTTTGTTGTGAGTGCCGGAAGCTTGCTACTCCAACCTAATTACACCTATCACCAGTGATATACCGTGGACGTGCTGCTCCGGCTCTACGTCTATGTCTAAGTAATCTTTATTGTCACTGCGAAGGATCCAGTGATTGTTGTGAGTGCCCTTAAGGATGCGCTTCACCAGAATGCCCTGTGTGGTGTCAAGCACATAGGTTTTGTTCCACTGTATAAAATCGGTCTTTGCTACCCGGCGGCACGCCAGTAAGTCGCCGGCATTGTACTTGGGGTACATGCTGCTGCCCTTTACCCGTATGAGAAACTCGGCCTTTTCAAACTCTGGCACTACATAGCGCTGCTCTATATCATGCTCGGTGATTACCAGCTCTCCCATGCCTACCCCTGCCAGTGCATCTATAGGTATGAGCGGTATGCCTGCCGCCGGTGCCGCCGTGTGCTGTACTACCCCTGCCGGTACATCTTTTAGGAACATGCTGCCCTCGCCAGTGAGCAGCCAATGAGAGTTGACATTATAATATAGCACTAGTTTATTCAGCATATCTACGCCAGCCATCATCCGATTATTCAGAATTTCTGAAAGTTTTGATTTGCTAATTCCAAATTGTTGAGCAATAGAAGTCTTGCTCAATGATTTATCTACAAGTAGCATGTATTCAACTACTTGCTTGAACCTTTCATTTACTTCTAATTTGCTGTCAGGTGTAGTATTGGGTTCCATTTCTATGAAGTAATTACAGAAATTATGAATTAAGTGTTGCAGGTTCAGAAATCCTGAACTATACTTGCACTAAATAACACCATCAATATATGACAATCTCAGTAAACAGGCGTAAAACTTTGCAGCGCGGCTTTGGCAGGCAGGTAGCTGAAATAGTAGGCAGTGACCAATACTATGTATCGAAAGTGCTCAATGACCCGGATAAACACAATGGCCGGAAGGCAAAGCTCATCAAAGCCGCTGCTGCACAGCTGAAGGAACATCTGGCAGCGCTTAAAACTTCTTTTCATAAAGATTCATCACCCGTCAATCCATAACATCATGACAAGTGCAATCAAATCAAAGACAGAGCCGTCTTTTGAAAGCAGCCACGCCCAAAAGATAGAGGCCAATTACAGATCTATCAGGCATCATTCAGATCTACTACCTCGGATGGCGCTTCCAGAAAAGGTAAGAACCAGAATCACCATCGAAGCTCCAGCCGATATCGAGCCTGAGGATCGTATTGTTTTAAGCGAAATTGAAAAGACATTAGGCGTTCGTAATGTAAATGTGCAATTGCCTGATAAAGGTTGTGGTACCGTATCACTTCGTCATAATGAGATACATCGCATAACACATGAATGCTGTGTGCAGGATGCGCACACACTTCGCTTTCAGTTCCACTATTGTGGAAGTAGGGTGAGCATCTTACTTGAGTTCCCGGAACCGCTTCAAGCAGATGTAGCAACTGCGCTCCAAGATGCTGGAAAGCTTTCGACTGTTTGCTCCAGTCAAAATGATCCATCCGGTGATTCTTTGACCAATCCACTATCAGAAAACTTATAAGGATGGTCCATTCGGGCTTATTCATACAGGTGAGATTTTCCCAAATATAACCATTCTATCACCCGTCAATCCATAAAATCATGAATACAGAACAACTCGCCCAGTATCTGCTACAGGTGGCTGATGCCATCGAAAAGGCGGCAAACCGCTTCCCTTTGAGTGTTCAAAGTGAAACGGCAGTAATAAACCTGATTGCAGAACGTCAGCACCTGCTGGAGATTATCAGCCAACTGCCCAACCTTCAAAAAACAGTAGTCTTCAACATTGACGCTATAGCCAAGGATGTCAACATTACAATCCAGACAAATGGTTGTCGAGAGCTATCGGCGGAAGAGCTTACTGCTGCTCTTGAAAGAGTAAATCAAACATCTTCTGACTTAGATCAGAAGATACATGATGCTCTTTCAAGCGTTGTAAACGCTCTCTGTAAAGAGCCTTCTGCTCATCAGTCAGCACCTCATAAAGAAACTGATTTGTCAGCTTCAAATTGCCAATAATGATGGCTACTACTTCCTCATTAGCTTTTCCAAACATACAGGTGAGATTTTCCCAAATATAACCAATCATCCCAATGACCGCGCCCATGCAACTATCGCCCACCTCGCCCTTTGCCTACAAAGACAACATATTGTGCGTAAGAGCCGATGTGCTGGTTAAAGAGCGCAGCGCCTCCGGTATAGTTTCACAATCGCTTTGGGATAAGTGGTCCAGAACCGGCAATCTCCTTCAAAAAGGCGGCAATGGCCGCAATTCACTCATTGAATTTGCCTCACTGCCTGCAAAATGGCAGCATAATATAATCGCCCGTTTTGGCGCACCCACGGCTTCGCGTAACCCTTTGGAAGACCACTTCACCATGGACGCGGCTGCACGGACTTTTTTCGACAATTACCAGCTCCCCACCGGTAATTATCTCGAAGCCAAGTACCGCGTAGTTTATACGGTCAATGCCTCGGTATTGGCTGCTGCTAAATCACTATTTACCCAACGCGAAGCCATGCACCGCCGCATGGGAGGAAGCGTCCGAGGTGTTTGGTCTTCTGTTGTTGCTGATGTTCATCATTTCAACGACTACCTCTTGCGAAACTATCAGGTTAAACACGACCTGCCGACAAATGAACGCCGGTTGCGCGAAAAGATGAATGAGTTTCACAAGCTGGGCTATGCAGCACTCATTTCTGAAAAATTTGGCAACAGCAACGCCCAGAAAGTGACAGACCTCATGGTCAAGCTGTGGAACGACATGTTTGCCACACAAAGGCATAAACCCACTTATCTGGAAATTGCCCACCGGTATGATCAGTTCCTGCAGGGAAAGATTGAGATCGTCAATTCTGAAACCGGTGAGGTTTACAACCCAAACAACGAACTATTCGCACCCATCAGCGAGGCCTCGGTGTACAACTACCTGCAACAATGGGAAAACAGAATCATCAACGAACGTCTCCGGACTGACGATAACCAAAAGTATAAGAGCAAATATGTGCCATACCACAAACTAATGGCACCCAACTTCAGCGGATCGATGATATCTGTCGACGACCGTCAGCCGCCATTTGAAAGCACCAGCGGAAAAAGGGTATGGTTCTATAATGGCATTGATCTGCATTCTCAGGCTTTTATAGCCTGGACATACGGCGACACTAAAGAAGGGATCATACTGGAGTTTTACCGCCAGCTTGTCCGCAACATTGCCGAATGGGGCTTCAATATGCCCGCAGAACTGGAAGCAGAGATGTCGCTCAATTCCTCATACATGGGCACCTTTCTCACGCCTGGCGTAATGTTCTCTGCCGTACGCATTGAAGCCAATAACGCCAGGGGCAAACGCATAGAGCGCTTCTATCGCGATTTGCGCTACAACATTGAAAAGAAACGCGAGGGATGGCTCGCCCGACCCTTCGCCATCAGCGAGAGTAATCAGGCCAGGGTGGCCAAAAAAGTGCAAATCCCTGCCGACATTATCATTGACAATGCGCATGAAGACATCGAGACCTGGAATAACACGCTTCATCCTGATCAGAACAAATACCCGGGTATGACGCGCTGGGAGGTTTGGATAACCAATCAGCACCCCGATCTGAAACCCATTAACTGGTACGGCATACTGCCATTCATAGGCCACCGTACACCCACATCAGTAAATGCAGGCCGTGCGAAGCTCCAGTACCGGGAACGTGTACTGGGGCTGAACGGCTGTGTTGCTACAGGCGATACGCTCATTCAGATTTTGAAGAAAGTAGAAGGCAAAACTTTGGATTGTTATTGGCTCGATGACAACGATGGAAATGTTCTTAAAGCAGTACTGGTACACAATGGCGCTATAGTATGCGAACTGCTCGGCGATCTGAAATACAACAGATCATCGCTGGAAAGAACCGCTGCAGATGATGACAACCGAGCACTCATGTCAAGATACCAAGCTACCGTAGATGGCTTCATCAAGACAGGCAGACATTCTATTGAGCGCGTAGAAATATTTGAAGTAGCAGCAGAAGAAAAGCCCAAAACATTCACGATCAGGAAGCCTGGAGCCAGGAACCAGGAGCCGGGAACCAAGAGCCAAGACGAGCGTCAGTCTTCTATGGTCATCCCTGAACCCATCGAACCCCCCGGGTACAACACCCCTTCCTCCGGCAGGCAGGCATACTCCACATCCACGGCATCAAGATTTTAAAACAATATCACCATGCAAATAACACCGCAATTCAAAGAACAAGTACTGGCAGCACTGCTGAAGGTGCGTGCCAACTTTGGAGGCACCGACAGCGCCTTTGCCAAATCATACAACATCAACCCATCAGTGTTTTCGAGGCTCAAAACCGCCGGAGTAGGCGACTCGCTCATCAAAGATGCACAGTGGATCTCATTAGGGCGCGAGCTCAACATCACCCTCCATGCCCGCCGCTGGAACATGGTGCGTACCGAAGTCTTTGAAGCCATAGCAAGCGATGTGCAGTTCTGCCAGCAGAACGCCAAAGGCATGATACTCGTAGATGACTGTGCCATTGGCAAGACATATGCTGCCAAATACCTCAGCAAAACACTCAGGAACTGCTTCTACATTGATGCCTCACAAGCTAAAACACAGCAACTTTTTATCAGAGCAATAGCCAAAGCCCTGGGTGTGGACAATAACCAACGCTATGCCGATATCAAAGCCGATATCAAATACTGCCTCACCATCCTCGACCACCCCATAGTGATAGTAGATGAAGCCGGTGACCTCAACTACCGCGCCTTTCTCGAACTCAAAGAACTGTGGAACGCCACCGAAAACCACTGCGGCTGGTACCTCATCGGAGCCGATGGCCTGCGCACCTTCATCACCAACGGCATACGTGCCAAAAAGACCGGCTTCCGCGAAATATTCAGCCGGTACAGCGACCGGTATATGAAGATCATACCTACCGACCGCAATGAGCGCATCAGTTTCTACCGCAAGCTCATCAGCGATGTGCTCGAGCACAACATGGACGACAAAAGCCGCCTCCCCGAGCTGGTAAAAAAATGTCTCCTCACCGATGCCAACGGAGAAATAGGAGGCCTTCGCCGGGCTGAATCACTACTGATCCTTTCCTCAACAAAGCTCGGATACAACCCTGAACAAAATGGAGCGAGCCTATAACCCTACCCAAATCATGCAAAAGAAGTACGATATCATCCAATGGTCAGAACGCTGGCAGCAAGCTTTCGGAAACCCCGAAAACAGCGGCGTTTTTTTCATCTGGGGATTATCCGGCAACGGCAAAACCTCCTTTTGCATGCAGCTCCTCAAAGAGCTGGCCACACTGGGGCCCTGTTTTTATAACTCCCTCGAAGAAGGCGCCCGCATGACTATGAAAGAACAGGTACAGCGGTTCCAACTTCATGAGCATAGCGCCAACATCCTCATAGGCTGCGAAGAGATAGAAGAGCTGAAAATGCGCCTCCGCAAGAAGCGTGCACCCAAATACATCTTCATTGATAGCTGGCAGTACACCCAGATGAGCTACAAAGACTACCTGCTGCTGAAGAAAGAATTTCCCGAAAAGCTGTTCATCATCATCAGCCACGCCCAAGGCAGCAGCCCCGAAGGAAGACCGTGCAAAGCCATCCGTTTCGATGCCGACCTGAAGCTGCACATACAAGGCTACAGAGCCATCAGTATGGGTCGCTACAACCCGGGCGGATACTTCGATATCTGGCCTGAAAAAGCCATCGAATACTGGGGAACTGAATAGAATCAAGAACCAAGAATCAAGAACCAAGAATCAATCATAGAGATAAAAGCCCGGTTATGGAAGATCGAAAAACAACAGAGTGCTGTCTTGACTCTTGGTTCTAAAAGTCTAAAAAAAAATACTCACCATGATAACCAATGAACAACTACAGCAAACCAAACAGGTCTTTGAGATGTGGATGGGCATCACGCCCGAAAGGCATCATCAGATCATTTACCAGAGAGGGCTAAAACGCATCAGCCTGCAAACAGTGCCAGGCTCTATGTATGCCAAGAAACTTGAAGCATCAGCACAATGGTGGAGCTGGTGGCAGCGCGACTGGAACACCAAAAACCTTACGGCCATGCTCAATGTAGGTATCAACCCATATGAGCCACCCACTTTCATTGAAATCACTACAGTAGAAGCCCTGCGCGAAGCATTGGCCGAACAGCACGCCACTCCCACATTCAGCAAACCCATATTGAAAGAACATTTAAAAACCATTTAAACATGACAGAACTAAGCATTGACCAGCTCACGCCACAACAGCTGACTGAGCTGAAGAAAAAGCTCAAAGAACAAGAGCAGGCACAAAAGGCTGCACAGGCAGCCAGAAAGAAAGCCTATGAACAAAAACGCGACACCATGGTATCGGCCATGATTGTGGAAGCCGTTGAGATGCACATAATGCTGGCAGATTTCAAGGCCCGATGCATAGCGCGTTTCGAAGAGTTCCGCGAGATCGCCAAAGAATACAGCGACATCCGCTCCGATTCAAAAGGCGGATTTTCATTGCGCACTGCCGACGGTGTGTACCTTGCCAGGCTCGACAGAAATGTTGTGTACGAGTATGATGAGCGAGCCGATCAGGCCATCACGCTTATTGAAGATTTTCTGGCAGACAAAATAAAAAAGCGCGATGCCAAAACCTACCGCCTGGTATCGTCACTGCTCAGCAAAAACAAAAGCGGCGACCTCAACCCGGCTAAAGTAGCACACCTGCTTAAAATTCGCGACAACTACCAGGACGAACGCTGGCTCAAAGCCATGGAGCTCCTCAATGAGTCGTTCCGCGAACGGGAAGTAAGCTACAACATGTCCTTCTTCAAGAAAGACAATTCCGGAAAAGACCAGCCCATTAACCTTTCATTTGCAAATCTGTAAATCAAACCAAAATGAAAAAAGGATTTAACATCACCGCATATTTCCCGGAAGTAGCAGCCTATCCACATCGTGTATTGCAGTTCGAAAGGGCCTATAATGAGCTTACAGCAGACTTTTTGCACCCACCTGTTCTTAGGTTTCCAGGTGGGCAAACACAGGCAGGTGAACTCAGCAACCTCGCTAATAACGACCCTTTCCTGACCAACCCATACACCTTTGCAGAGGAGTTTGCCGAATTATGCCTGCGAACAGGTAGCCATGCAGCTATCAGCTTCACACTCGATTATGAGATGATGATGCGCATGGGCGTAAAAACACCGGGCAAAGGAGCCGAACTTGTAAACTGGCGCGATAACAATCTTCGCCTCCTTCGAATCCTGAAAGCCAACAACGTACCCATTGCCCTCATACAGTTGGGAAATGAACTCTACATGAATGAGCTGGTGGTAGGTACAAAGTTCAGAGTTGGATCCAGTTATAATCCTACCAATGTCCTTACCAGGATGGTCAACATCACCAATCGCAACAGACAATCAGCCAAACAGCTTTATGACATTGCAGCGAGAGAGTATGTGAAGCTTAGCCTAGAATATATTGACGACATCCGCCGGATAGAGCGCAATGCTCCCATTGCAGCTATTATGGCCGAGGAAGAGAATGCTGCATATATCGATTGGAACACTATCATCCTTACAGCACTCCGGAGCCATGTCGATTACTTTGCATTTCAGCTTTATCAGCAGGGCTCATTCAGATCTGTAGCAGATATCGAAATGAATCTTCGTACAAAGCTTGGGCGTCAGGTAGCACCATCAGTGCCGAAAGTTATGACAGAATATTGGTGGCAGCATGAAAGCAAAGGCATGCAGGGTGTAGATATGCAAGCCTGGGAGCTGTATGTAAGCTCAATAGACACCATACTGCCAAAATACTTTGACATGGCCTTTCGCTGGCGGCTTACAGGCGAAGAAAAGCCGGGAGGCAATACCAATGTATATAATGCCATAACTGTTAAATAGAAAATAGACAGAGGATCACAGACGATAGACCATAGACTTGGCTCTTGGTTCTTGACACTCAAAAATCTAATCCCATGAAAATATACATAGCAGGAAAAGTAACCGGCCTTTCGCTGATAGAGGTTACACACAAATTCGGGCAGGCACATGTGGCGCTGCTCGATAAAGGATTTACACCTGTCAACCCATTGGAAGTAGTGAATGATTTCAAATGCCCCTGGCATATAGCCATGCGCAAGTGTATAGCCGCGCTGATGGCGTGCGATGCAGTATTGTTGCTTCCATGCTGGGTGGATAGTAAAGGCGCACGTATGGAACTTGAGGTCGCTATGGCAGTGGGTCTGCCTGTTTACAGCAGCATCAATGAATTAGTTAACCAAGGTCAACAGCCAAAAACCGCCGTATGCTGACAGCCGTATGCGGACTAAAAAACACCACCCATGAGCAACACACAAAGAGTAGTTCAGGCATTGAAAGAAGGCAACAGGGTATCATGCGTGTACAATTCCCAATTGCTATCTGATATCAGACATCACATGAATGATCACTACAAACAATTCTGCATACAAGTGGATATTTCAGAAGGGTTCATGAGGCTAAAAATGATCGGCAATCCGGTAATTAAAAGAGCCGGATCCATACACGGAAAAATTCAATCACTCACTGCTCAAACCAAAACACCATGAAGATCTCAGAAATCATTTTAGAAAAGCACAACGAGCTGCTGCGAGACATAATCCTGCAACGCAACCCCGATTACCAGCTCAGGGAAGAAGACGTGCGCAACATGATAGAAAAGGCAGTTGAATGCAAGTATGAAGAACTTATGCACTACAACCAAGAGCTGGCATTAGTAAAACTGCTCATCGAGACCACCCTGTCATACGGACGGTCTAAATTCCTGGAAGGTGTTGAATCTGCCCGACAATCCATTGTCAGCGATAATCCGATACCGCCACAATTTACACCCTGATGGAAGCCACCCACACCATAACCACTGCGCAAATAAAAGCCATACACACCCTCATGCCATTGCACATCAGGGAAGATAAAGCGCTGAAAGAATCCTTTATTGCATCATTCACAGGTGACTATCATCGGAGTTCGACAAAACAACTCACCTATTTTGAAGCCGAAGAAATAATCTACTTTCTTAAAACCGGCAACCGCAGCACTTGGGCACACTACGCCATATTTGATAAACACAACAAGCAACACCTGTACCTGCTCTCGCTGGCACACCAGAAAGGATGGACACAATACAGCGACAAACTTCATAAAATGGTGGCAGATCTGGAGTCGCTTGGATCCTGGCTGCGCAAATACGGATACCTGCATAAGCCATTGAAACAGTACACCGCCGGGGAACTGCCCAAGCTCATTACGCAATTCTCAAAAATCTGACAATGCGAGGAAAAAAGAAACTCAACTTCCGACACCCTGTCAAAGTGCCCGATAACCATTCACAACGCCGGCTAATAGCCGCAGCCGCCCGATACTACTACTACACACAGGTATGCGAAGATCGCCGCACATATGAAGAGGTCATCAGCACATTGTCTGAAGAGTTTTATCTGTCAGTTGATTACCTCTCTCGCCGGCTACCCGATTATGTACCTGAAGTGCTCAGCCTTAAACCTTCCATTATGGAACTCAGAAAACAATTCCCTCACCTCAATTGGAAGTAGTCCACGGTCAACGGTCCACAGTCAATGGTAGAATTGCATTTGACTTGGCTCTTGATACTTGGCTCTAAAAATCTAAACTCATGAACGCCCTTCCCAACATCAAACTCCAGTTAGCCAACGCTGAGATGGAAATAATCAACGAACTACTGGCACATCATGCCCGGCGAGCATCAGCCACTTCTGAGCAGAAAATGATTATCAGTATCATCCGCGATATGCATACGCGGTTTTTAGTGCCACCGTATTCCATACCCAAAAAGGTTTACACCAAAAAGCTGAAGTACCATGAAGCCTATACACTACATCAATTGCTGCTCAACACCAGCATACAAAGCACAAACAGCCTCCAGTACTATGAAGTAATGCTCAATAGCATCATAGCCAAAATAGATAAGCAGTTGTGATTTCAGTCCACAGACCCCGGACGGCAGTCTTGATTCTTATCTCTTGGTTCTTGGCTCTTGTTTCTTGACTCTTGGTTCTTGGCTCTAAAAATCTAAACTATGAAATACATCATTGAAACTCCTCGCTTTGGCGGTCACATCATTATCACCTACGCCGACAACGGCATATTGTGTGCCTTTGAGCAACATACCGACATTTCCAATACAGCCCAGCTGATGGAGTTAATGTCAAAAGTGCCAATAACAGAACGCTCTGCCAGGCATTTGCTTACCAACTCCAAGGTTAAAATAACCCAGGTGCCAACAGATCTTAGTTTTGAAGCTTTCTGGAATAAGTATGACCACAAAGTATCCAGTAAGAAGAAGTGTGAGAAGATATGGAACGCAATGTCTGAGGCCGACCGGTTGCTGGCAATGATTAAACTCACCCGTTATAACCTATGGCAGTCACAGCAGCCCACCGCCAAGCCATACGCCGAAACCTGGCTCCATCAGCGGAGATTTGAAAATGAGTATTAAAAAAGCTAAATAGTCATTCTTAAGCAACGTGATGCAGCTACCCGCTGAAGGGGATTTTAACCGACTGGTATTTTGTAAACGAATGATTGGGGCACTTACAAGGAAAAAAGATTGCTGCTGATGGCCGCAAAGCCCAAGAACTGGCTGATAAGAAGTAGGCTCTGCAAAACCTTAACAAGAGGTAGACCGAAAGTAAACGGTTTTTTAACAAATTCTTTTGCACAAACTTTCCGTAAATGTGTTTATAATTAGTGCATATTTGCAATTACCAATCAGTTCAATTACGCTTTTTATGAATTCTGCTATCATCAAAATAACCAATTTCATTTCTGACATGGCCGGCATTTTCAATGCAAATAGAGTATCTGAAGTAGAAAAGGCGAATGAGCATACGACTATTCGTCGGTATCAAATGATTGAAAAAGCAGGTACTTTAAACGATGATAAAAGGGCGCTCAAAAGCGATTTCAACCAGGTGAAGAAAGATATTGCCAAAGGCTGGGAAAAAAGAAGTGAAGAATTTGCTTTATAATGGCAAAGCAGAAATCTAAACAGCAAGCCAACATCCTCGATCCAAAAACAGGACATGGCATGCAGCTGATCAGATCTGATGAGCATGATGACACACCCTTACCGTCTGCGGATGAATTGGCTAAGTACAAAGCATTACATCCGGAAGTAGTTCCATGGCTGATGAAAATATCAGAAAAGGAGCAAGATCACAGGCATTCATTTGAAAACAGCCGCATCAAGCTTGTCAATGATGTAAACAGCAAATTGTACACCATTGATATTATACGGATAGTTTGTGCTTTCATTATCGTAATATCAGGTTTTTTACTTTCCGGCATTTTACTTTATAATGACAAGTTGCTGATAGGCTCACTGTTTGCCGGAACTACAATGCTAGGTGCTGTGGCCATGTTCCTGAAAAGCAAAAGGGAAGAAACGGAGGTAAAACCTTAGCAAAGCGGTCTCCCGTCTTGATTTGCTTCCTACTGCGGGCAGGCTGGTTCATGTCCACTAACTATCTGACTGTTGAATCTACCTCAACTTCAGTGTAATCATTGGCTCAGTATCTTCCGGGATGGGTGAAGTTTCGGGCAGTACGCTGTCGTCATCACTGACCACACTGTATCTGATTTGCCTCACGCGCAGGTTGTCGTTTCGCTCTTCAGTGCCGGCACTTGTTCTGATCAGCGGCCCGAACTCTTCTGTGCCATACCCTTGCAGGCATTGATGGAGCTTATGTTCCAGTTCATAGTAGTGCATCGCCTTTTTTCTATACACCTCCGGAGTAGCGCTGTTGGTGTTGCTCCAGGGCTGAAATCCAAGCCTGAAGAGTACCGACCCTTCTCCGATTTGAGTGCGCTCACCCTTGTTGCTGAAGGTCATATCTTCAAAGTCGAGCAGCAAGCAAGGGAACAAAACCGAAGGTCTGTCGCCATAATTTTCAAGCTGTCCAAAGTCCTGGTCAATCCATTTGATTTCAGGTACCTCCGTTTGTATCCTGGCAGTAATGTCCAGAAACATTTTTGAGAATATTGATTCCATTTTTTAAGTATTGAGTAGTGGGTAGTAAAGTCGACAGTCCACGATTGATAGTCCACGGCTTATAATGTATTTCTGTGGTCTATTTGATTGCTCTCATAATCTCAGCGTCTATCATCCGAATGATTTGTTTGGTTTGATAATGACTTTCGCCTAGAAACCTTCTGCGTGGCATATTCATGCGGCGTTTATGTTCGCCTATCTGGTAAGTGGCGGCAATACTTTGCACGGTGCGTTTGCGTTCTTTCCCGGTTCTGGTGGTATAGGTTTCCTTCGTTTTTTTGAAGCGACTGCGGCTGTGTGGTCTCACAGTTACCAACCCCTTAAAGCCATCGTTGTGTGCACCTGCATAAGGTACGTCAGACCCTACTTTTACTGAATCGGAAGTGGTACTGACAATGCGCACACTGCGGCGCAATCTTCCTGATTTTACCAGTATGGCTCTGCCGGTATTGCTTCTGCCTTTGGCCTTTCTTGACTGCCAGGGCTGCGTGCCGTTGTTCACCCAGTTCTGCTCACTGAAGCGGTTCATGGAGAATTTAACTACCACTTCACCAATCTTGTAAGGAATGGTGGGCATGACAGCTTTCAGCTTTTTTGTTAAATCTTCAGGCGATATTTGTGAAATCTCAAGCATGGTTGTATATTTGTTATGCCGTTCGCAAGAGCGGAAGAGCCAGCCTGCGTGGCTGGACACCCAGAGGAGTAGCATTTAGCTACTCCTTTTTTGCTTTATACAGCAACTTTCTGTCTCTGTAGAACAGTATTTCTTGAAGTGTTATTTCTGGTTTGGCTAAACGAGCATTTGATCTTCTTTTTAAGAAATCCATTGGCATATTGTGGTGTTCCATTATTACTACGCCATGCACATCCTTTTGGTTAGCTTTGCGAATAATATTGTCGAATATACCCTCGTCCACATCTGTAGGATCTGCTTTCTTAGCATCATAGTACTTCCCATCAATACGCATGTCGGGGTTTTTGGTGGGGTGTTTGTATCCCGGAAAAACTTTTTCTCGCACCTCCTTTTCACTGAAGTGTATCTCCGGTAACAATTCCACTGCTTTGCCTTCCTGCGCTATCCACTTGGCCAGTTCGGGCAAATATGTATCATCGCCCTGTTTGTAAAGGATATGCTTGTCTAAATATCCACCATTCTCATTGCTGTAGATGCGATCAAACTGATACTCCCTTGGCATATCGGCAATAGCCTTCACCAGATCAGCCTTGGAGGTGGCGTTGTAGTATGGATGGTCAGGTGGGAAGATGACTTTCTTCTTGCCGGGATTGAACCTGAAAGCTTCCGGGGCTTCTTTGGTATCAGGATATTCAATTTTGCTTTTATCGGTCAGCTTTCCTGAGCTGTCGCTGATCACATTGCAGCGGCACAGCCATCCGTTGGGCGGATACCAGGTATTCCAGAATGCATCGTCTTTGGGCAGGCAGATATTATGCAGCTTGGCATGTGAGGGTCTTACACGCCTATCGTTCACGGTGAGGTAACGCAATTTGGTAGCAGGGCTGTTTTCCAGTGCTACCCAGTTGCTGGCCATTTGCGATGCTGCCAGGGCATGGCTGTATTCTGCCTGCAACCAGGGTCCTACCCATTGCTTGAGCGTTTCAGCACTTTTCTGCCTGAATTTACCAAAGCTCACTACCTGCCCGTCTTCTACCAGGTTGCGAGTTACTTCGCGGCACATCTGCCAGTTTTTAGCGGCAGAGAATACATAGATGTTTCTGCCCAGCGCCTGCATCATGTTATAGTCGGGTGTGCCTGGTGTGAGATCGCTCAATGCAGAGCCGTAGCCATCTTCCATAGCCTTGAGTAATGTCTCGGCCATCATACGGGTGCTCTTCCTGTCAAATGGCAGTTTGCTTCGACCCGGCACAGCACGAGCAAAAACATGCTGCACCACGCTGTCAATAATGGCGTCTTCGCGCTGTGTTAAAGTGACCACATGCGGCGGATCGGACAAAGTATTGCATCGCTGACAGTGCTGCTCATATAATTCGGCAGTAAGTTCTGTTACGCCCCCATCATTGGGGGCTAACCGAAAAAACGGTGATGTTCTGCGCTCAGCTCCTTCGGCTTTTTCAAGTCTTGGTTCTTGGTTCTTGACTCTTGGCTCTCATTCAGTGGTGTACTGACTGCCGACTGCTGACTAACCAGTTCATCACTTGCCTCCGGCATAGGAATATTGTACTTCTCGTAGAAGTATTTGCGGGCTATGGGCATGCTTCCGGCCAGCTTCAGCTCTTCATCGAGTGTGAGCTGTTTTTTGGCTTCAGGATATGCGAAATAGCCACCTTCCACCGGCCAGCCGTGCAGTGCCATAATGGGCAGAATCTTTTCATTGAGCACGCGCTCTACCCAGCGGCGGTCGTCGTCCTTTACCTCGGCTTCTGTTTTCAGGTGAGTTTCGCTTTGTGCGTATCCACTGCTGCTGCTGCTTTGGGTGGTTTCGGTATTGCCCAGAATGGATATGAGGATCTCTTTATTTACCGCGTCATGAAACCCATTGTACACATCTTTGCTGCCGGTGCTGTTGTTGGGATGGATTTTGAATTCAGCCTCTTGTGGTAGTATGGCATAAGCTGCTCCACCGGTTTTTTCGGCAGTTACTTCCAGTTCCTGACGGGTTTTCTCGTCATAGCCATTGTAGCGATACTCTCTGAAGGGCATTCCAAAAATTTCGGCAAACTGTGCCCAATCGCCCAAATTGCCACGCTTGTACAACACAAGCGGTGTTACACGGAGCAGATAGCCCAAATCGTCGTCATCACCAACTTGTACGATGTAATTGCTTTCAGGCGGTTGGTTGTAGTGTATGCCATCGCCACCGCTTTGTTCCCAGGTAATCTTCTTATCGTGGGGCCAGATGTGTTTTCGAGGCACTGAATACCAGCTTTTGGTTTGCGGTATATATTCCAGCACGGTTACACCCCAGGCGTGGGTGAGGGCTATTTCCTTTAGCAGATGATGAAATGCAAGACTGTAGATGTATTTAGTGACTGCATCCACTTCTTTTCCACTCTTGTCAAAAAACATGATGCCGCCGTTGGTTACTGCCCTGATTCGCTTGTTCATGGTTTCGGAGGTGAAACCATCCACAATGACATCAGAATAGAGGTCGTACAACTGCCGGCGCAGCTTGCTGTAACTTTCAGCCGCCTGATGCGCTTTTCGCCAGCTTTGAACGTCGGATCTGCTGCGCTCAACAGGGCGTATGGTTATTTTCTGAACAACTATACCCGGCTGTGCTGCCGAAGTAAGTGTCTTGTTTCTTGGCTCTTGATTCTTTGTTCTCATCAGTAATGATTACTTCTTTTGGTATTGGAATTGAACTTTACACTTTGCCCTGCACCGCCGCCGGGCAATGAGGTATTCTGTGGCACATATGGCCAGTTGGGTACTACTTTGCCTGCTTGCACTCTTACCAGGTATTCAATGGCATTGTCGTATCGTTTTTCGCGCAATGCCAGTTCTACATTGGCATTGGCCAATACTATGAAGTGCCAAACGGCCATGTCTTTAATGAGATTGACCAGGTGAGCGTCTCTGTCGCTTCCTGAGGCATTAAATAAAGTGGCGGTATCATAACGGCTCATGTAGCCGTTGGCCTCTGAAATAGCTGTTTGTATGGCGGTGAGTGCTATTTCGTTTTCTTCAGGATTGGTGGGTACCGGCTCTTCATCATCGGTCATTGCCGGGTACCGGGCTACTTCGTTGACGATCTCTGGATACAGGTGTGTCTTCAGTTCTTCTACTGTGATGAACATCTTAATATTTTTTAGAGTGAGGGATGCGCTTGCCAAACTGCACATGTGCAGCACTGGTGATGTTGGCCATCTTTTGTTTAATAATGAATACAGCACCTTCAATACAGTCAGGACCATCCAGTAATGAGCTGGTGGGTTTAGCCGATTTAAACTGCGCTTCAAGGCGCTTTAAATGCGGATTATTTTGCTCTGCAATATTGAATATCAGGTTACCCAGTCGGTTGATGGGCTCCAGGTTGGCTTCAATTCTGAACCATTTATCGGGCTTTGACCGGGTGTCGGGTACTACAGGCAGGCATTCGCGCCCTTTGCCTTTATCTACAATCAGCGGCATGAGCACTTGTGAGTAGAATGGATCCTGAAGCGTATTATTCTCGATATATACATACCTGATTTTTGCCCTTGCTGCATAGTCGAATGTCTGATAAGCGCATTCAATAAAGTCGCTGTTGCTCATGTTATCGAGAAATCCGCTATAGATGTAGAATTTGCTGCCATTGCTGCCTACAGCAAATACTGCTTTCATGCTGTTGTTGGCAGCCTTTTTGCCTCTGGGCTTATCTTTATTGGAGCTGGCCGGATCGGCATAGATGACAACAAAGGGCAGTGAGCTGATAGGCGGACATGCTCCCCAATGCACTTCGGGGAAGGTTTTTCCGGCCGACATGGGGTTGTTGAAGTACTCTTTTTGACCTGACTCATAGCTGATGATGCTGAGAATGAAGTCAATGTCTTCCTCGCTGTTTTTCTGTGGCCAGGTACTGATGCCGTTTTCATCGCGGATGTTGACGGTTTCGCTATAGGTGGCTATTTTGGCGGCTCTTACGGCAATGCTGTCTTCAGCTATAACGTTGTTGTCAAAGACTATAAAATAGGGAGCAGAAATATCTACTGTAGGTATTACTGCCTCCTGGATCCATTGCCACCTTTCATCGAGCCTGTCGGTATTGCGGCATACCTCATCATCATCAATATCGTCGAAGATGATGCCATTGATACGCAATTCATCGAGCCTGGCACCCCTTGGGTTCTGGTTGGCACCGACTGCTCTGAAGGCACAGCCCGACTGTGTTACAAACTCATCTTCAGTCCACTTGCCCAGCGTTACCTGAGCGCCATAGTCATTGATCAGACGTTGATTGCCTTCCAGCTGCCCTTTGTAGGGAGCCAAGAGCCTGATGGCGTTGGTTTCTGATTTGGATATGAGCAGTATGTTGAGGCGGCATTTCTGGGCGAAGATCTTGTAGAGTACCTCCATCATCCTTCTGGTTGACTTGGAAAGCCCGCGTGCCCATTTGCGGCTATGTACAATGCGATCTTCTTTGAGGAACTTACGCGACGATTTCTTGTGGAACTCGGCAGGTTCTGCAAAAGCAAACTTTGGGAAATAATACTTTGCCCACGCTTCAAAGTCGGCTTCCAGTTTGGCAATGCGTTTCAGCTTGTCGGCATAAGGCTCGTTGTGTTCTACGGGAGTAGCGGCTCTGATTTGTGCCACATAGTCGGCCCAGTCTTTTATAGCCTGACGGTCTATGGGTTTCATTTGAGTTTGGTTTTGATGAACGCATCAGCCCAGGATACAAACTGCTTTGCTTTTTCGAGATCGACAGCGCGTAACCATTCGGCCATCTGTCGGCTTACCTCTACAATCTGAGCTACTGAAGTTTCGGTTTCCAATTGCCTGATCGAAGCGGTGATTTTACTGAAGATGTCTGCCTCTTTAGAGTCGCTGTATCGTTTGCCTTCCGGCTTAGACTCAATGGCTGTGTTCAGTTCTTTCAGCTGAGCATACAATCTTCTCAGCTCATCTTCTTTGGTAGTGAGCAGGGAAGTTTTGAGGTCGTCCCATTTGCCTTCTGTTGCCCAGCGGCTTACTGTACGTTCACTAACGCCTACACGCTCTGCAACTTCTTTGAAAGTGCAGTTTTCTTTGAGGTACAGAATTTTGGCATGCTCGCGTTCTCTTTCCTTTTTATTGGCCATAGTCGGGGATTAAAAGAGCCAAGAATCAAGAGCCAAGAATCAAGACAGGCTTATCGTCCATTTTCCACCGTCTATCATCTGTAAGCTCTGCTCTCAAATTTCACACATATAAAAGCGATGGCCTTTTTTGCTTGCGTCATTATGGCAGTTTTGTGGTTTTCTACGCCAATTTTCTGCCCTATTGACGCAAAAGCAATCATCGAAATGAAATACCTGTTGGATATTTGAAGTCTTGAAGTGCTAACCGCCAAACACTACAGATGCCTAAATCATCGAAACGACTGCTGATTTCTGACGGCTCCATCAATCAACATGGTTTTTCTGTTGACATGGATTCGTTAGATCTCACACTGTTCAACAACAACCCGATTATGTTGTGGATGCACAAGCGTCCGTTGCAATTGGGCGACCCTTTGCCAATTGGCCACTGGGAAGACCTGGAGATGAAAGACGGCAGGTTAACAGGCGTACCGGTTTTTGATGAAGATGAATTTGCTCTGTCTATTTACAGAAAGGTGGAGTCGGGCACGCTGAGAATGTGTTCATCGGGTATTGTGCCCGGACAATTTGTTACTAAAACGGTAGCAGAGTTAAGAACAGGCCGGAACCCCTCAACGGGTGCAACGATTAAATTCAGCAGATTGGCACTGGCTGATACGGATGAAATTCCTGTTTTGGAAAATGGCCTGCTGCGTGAAGCCAGTATTGTTGACATTGGCAGCAACATCAATTCGTGTGTGCTGTATGACTCAAACGATCAGGTCATTGAGTTGACAGACATCAACCAGGTGATTAATCTTTTTACTCCTCAAAATTCAAAACCCCATTCTATTACTATGGAATTAAAATCACTTGCCGAGGCGCTTCATCTGAGTGCCGATGCAGCATTGCCGGCCATTTTGCAGGCCGTGAAACAGATCGTTGCCGAACTAGCCGTTCAGAAAGATCTGGTTACTGCCAAGGACAATGAAATTGCCCGACTGAAATCAGAGGCTGTCTCTAAAGAAATCAATCTCTTCCTGGACACTGCTGTTGCAGATGGCCGAATTGTAGAGAAAGAGAAAGCTTCCTTTGTAAAACTGGCTGCTGCTGATTTTGACGCTGTTAAAGAAGCGATCAATGCACGCACACCCAGAACTTCAGTTGCAGAAAGATTTCAGCAAGGCACTCCTTCAAAAGAGAGACGTGCGGAGCTGGCTGCTAAAAGCTGGGATGAACTGGACAAAGGCAATCTGCTTGCTGAAGTTAAGCTGTCATTCCCGGACCTCTACGAAGAGAAGTTTGAGAAAGAATTCGGAAAGAAACCTTCTAAATAATCCCCCCAAAACCCCCTTCATATCTATGAAACCTATTAAAACGGCGGCTTTTTTTGCACGCTTACTGTTCAATTTCGCCATGATTTTCATGGTGTCCACCATGTTCTTTACACCTGTTGATGCTGCATACGTGGCCACAGGCGTTACTGCGGTATCTACAGCGGTACAAACCTACTGTGCCTTCAAATATGGCACTATGCCGGCAGGCATGGCGCTGATGGGCTTGCAGGTGGAGCTTTGGCACAAGGATATTGTAGAGAATATCTTTAAGGACAACCAGTTTCTGAATTTTGCCTTTAACGCTGATGACTATGTACTGATGGGTAAGGTGGTACATATACCACAGGCCGGTACTCCGCCTGCTGTTAAGATCAACAGAAGTCAGTTGCCGGCTCAGGTTACTGTGAGAGACGATTCAGATGTTACTTACACGTTGGATGAAATCACCACCGACCCGGTGCTGATTAAAGATGCCGATCAGTATGAATTATCGTACAACAAAAGGCAGTCGGTATTGATGAACAGCCACGAGGCCAACAGGGAAGCTGCAGCCGAACTGATGTTGCATAAGTGGGCATCGGGCATTCCGGCTACATCGCTTTTGCAAACGACCGGCAGCTCGGTTACACCCCACCTGGATAACGCAACCGGCTTCAGAAAAGCCCTCACACTGAAAGATATCATTGCTGCTCAGAAGCAGTTGAATAAACAGGGTATCAGCAAGGCTGACCGCTACATCTTGATAGATGCAGACATGATGTCGCAATTGCGCGAAGAAATGAGCGCAAATCAGGAGAAAGATTTTACCTCGCATCAGGATGTACCCAATGGTATCATCGGCAGGTTGTATGGTTTCAACTTTCTGGAGCGTGAAAGTACTGTAGCTTATGCCGGAGGCGGCTCGCCATCATTACTGGCATTGGGCGCAGTACCTGGTACCAATGCTTCATCTGCCGCCATCTTTTGGCAAAAGAACAGCGTAGAACGCGCCATGGGCGAAGTGAAACTGTTCGAGAACATTCAGGACGCTACAATGTACGGCGATGTGTACAGCACATTGGTACGCATGGGCGGACGTGTTCGCAGGGCTGACGGAAAAGGCGTGGGTGCTATTGTTCAGGCAATCGTTTAATCGTTTGCCATGTTGACCTTGGAAGTCTTGCTACAATATGGCTCGCCTATAGCAACCATGTTAATAGGCTGGTTGCTGGGTCTGAAGGTACAGAAGGCACAAGTGAAGGCCAACGAGCTGGATAATGTGCAGCAGGCCATCACCATCTGGCGAGGATTAGCCGAAGATCTGGAAGCCAAATTAACAGGGTCAGATCAGAAAGTGAACGAATTATCAGAGCGGCTGGAGCAGATGCAAAAACAAGTAAATGCTATTGCCTTAAAATGTCAATTAAATTGTTTTCAAAATTAAACCCCCTATAACATGTCTGAGATCAGATATCCTTTCGGCTACGCTACTAAAGCTTCAGTAACAGCCGGCGCAACAATGGCGCTCACCATTGCCAACAGCGAAACCATTGCCACCATATCGCAAATGAGTGCAGCAGGAACGCTCAATTTAACTGTTGCAGGCGATGTGCCGGTAGGATCTAATCTTACCATCATTGTCAGTGCTGACGGCACGAACAGAGCGTTGACACCCGGCACCAAGATGGAAGGCAACGCTGTTACCGTAACAGCTTCCAAAAAATTGGCCATCAGTTACAAGTACGACGGCACCAACTTCGTGCATACAGGTACTGTGACCTTAAACTAAAACGACATGGTGAGAGTAGCGTTGTTGTTGCTGATAGTCGTTATGGCGACGGCCTGCAGCCGTAAAAGTGCTCAAACAGCAGAGTCATCGGTTACTGTTATAAAGGACAGTACCATTATCAAAGAAAGCCTGGTCATTGACACATTGTTCATACCGGCTTCAGAGGCGAGTGCCTACATCAACCTTGACTCTCTGCTGAGTAACTATAATGGCTTGCTGGCAAAAAACAGCAGCGGCAACGCTACGGTAACCATTGTTAAAGAAGGCAGAACCATTGTGGCTACGGCCAACTGTGACAGTGTGATGCAGCTTATGATTTCAAAAATCACTGAGCTGGAGAAGATCCGCAATCAACAGGCAACCGTACAACGGCAAAAGATTGTTACCGTGGTGCCACCCTGGGCCCGGAAACTGCAAGTCGGATTCTGGGTCATTATTATTATCAGTGGACTTGCCTTTACTGCATTTGTCATCATTAAACTCAAATCTGTTGTCTTATGAAAGAAGCAGCATACAAGGTTCTGGAAAACAGACCAAATCTTCAGGAAGTATATCAGACCAGTGACGGCACTGTTTTTATTGACAGATCATACGCCAATATTCACGCTAAGGTGTTGAAAACCCCTTATGAGGTGGTAACAAGGGCTGAGATGGTGGAGAAAACCACGGATGTTGGACAGGGGTCGGTAGAAGCACCTGAAATACCTGCAGAAGTTCCTGAAATACCTGCAGAAATTCCTGTTGAAGCTCCGGCTGAGACTACTAAACCTCCATTAAAAAATTCTTCAAAAGCTAAAGCATAATGGCATTACCTAATGTTAGTATCACCATCCAGAACGGAGGTCTTGGCAGGTTGGCTGCCGGACGGGATGGAGTTGCAGGGCTGATTGTGACCAATCAGGCTTCAACTGAAATTCCACTGAATACGGTAAGGCTGATCACCTCTGCAAGAGAGGTAGAGGCTTTGGCTGAAGAGCTTACCGCACATGCTTTGAAAGAGCTGAGAGAGTTCTACGCTGAAGCGGGAGAAGGTGCCGAGCTGTATGTACTGCCGGTGGCCGATACGGTAGAGATCTCTGATATAGCCCAGTCGCACATCAACACCTTGAAAGCTGTATCTTCTGATATATCGATTGTAGGGATATCGTTGAATCCGGATGAGCCTGCAACTGAAGAAGACAGCTCTATACCGGAAGGTCTTAATACAGCCTTTGCCACCCTGCAAACCATTGCCAATACGCAGCGCACTGCCATCAGTCCTGTAATTTTTGTGGTGGGTGTGTATGGATTTCTGATGGCCGATGTGGCTGATTTGCCTGATAAGGAAAATGCTACAGCATCATCAGTAATGCCGCTGCTGGCTTGTAGTGATAACAGCACCTTGCCGGCTGTAGGCCTGGCATTGGGCAGGTTGGCGGCTAAAACCATCTCGACCAATATTGGCAGAGTGAAAGACGGCCCTACCACTGCTACAGTGGCTTATATAGGCGGACAGAAGCTGGAACTGGTGACTTCACTGGCCACCATCCATAACCGTGGTTATGGAGTGCTGAGGAGTTTCCCTGGACGGTCAGGTTATTACTGGGCCGACGATCAGACTTTTACTAAAGAAAGCGACGACTTGTCATCTGCAGCTCGCAACAGGGTTATCAATAAAGCCTTGATGCTCACCTATGATACTTATGTTGAGGAGATCAACGATACTGTTCAGGTGGATACACAGGGAAGAATTTCTCAGTCTGTGGTGAAGTACCTGGAAGGGATCATTGAGAGCAGAGTGAAGCGTGATATGGGTGCAGAAATCAGTTCGGTGAAAGCATTCATTAACCCCAATCAAAACATCCTTGCTTCAGAAGAACTGGAGATAGAGGTGAGAGTAGTACCTCTGGGCTATACGAAAGCTATTTCGGTGAGCCTTGGATTTTCTAACCCATTTAGCAATAACTAATCATGTCATCATTTAACAGCGCCGATTTTGCCTGGGCATCACTCACGGTAGTGTTAGCCGGTCGCCCTTTAGTGGGTATCAGGGGTATTCAATATAAAGTATCTCAGGAAAAAGAATTGTTGCACGCTGCCGGCAATGAGCCATTGGGCATTCAGCATGGCAACAAAATGTATGAAGGCTCAATCAGATTGCTCAAAACAGAGTATGACAGGCTCAGAGCTACAGTAGCTGCGCAGGGACTGGATATGCTTTCGTTCACCGGTGATATTTTGGTGACCTACTTACGTGCGGGTGCTCAAGTGGCATCTAATGACCGGATCAAGAGTTTTGAATTCAAGGAGCTGGATAAAGCCCTGGAACAAAATGCCAAGTATATGGAGATGACGCTCCCTATTATTTTCCTTGGGGTAGAAGAAAATGTTTAGTCATGTCAGCGATGCTACCCCTACAATATCGCTGGCTGAACAATGAGCCGGGCCCTAAGCTGTTAAAGGCTGGGCTATCGCTCTATGGTATAAAAGAAACACCCGGGAAGGCCAGCAATCCTGTGATTATGGATTGGGCTTCAAAACTCGGCATTTCATACGCTGCCGATGAAGTTGCCTGGTGCGGCTTGTTTATGGCGTACTGTGTGCACATGACAGGCAGAAAACCTGTTGATCAGCCTTTGTGGGCACGTAACTGGGCAAAATGGGGAAAGCCTGCGAGTGTAGCCATGCTGGGAGATGTGCTGGTATTCAGCCGCGAAACCGGCGGACATGTGGGCATATATGTGGGGGAAGATCCTGTCTGCTACCATGTATTAGGCGGTAATCAGGGAGACGCTGTGAGCATTGTCAGAATAGATAAAATGCGAACAATTGCCATTCGCCGCCCGGAATACATCAACCAACCTGTTAACGTACGGGTAGTACGATTGAGTACTGCCGGAATTATTTCAAATAACGAA